AATCCACGCACACGCCCCCCAGTTTAAAACAACGCCCTTTTATTACGTACCTTGATTATTTGCGTTTAAATGCGTCTATTATTAAAGTTATCAACGCGGGTGGTATACATGATGGGTTAAACTTGTATATTTATTGGGGCTTTGTATACTTTTATAATGGGCAAGCGCGGACCTCCACGACAGCCAATAAAAACATTATTAGATAAAGGTTCATGGCGTGGAACCGCGCGCGCCCTGACTGAAGTACACGGTACAAATGGGACGCCAGCGCCAATGGCGTTTATACAAAATAATCCTGAGGCCTTGGAAATCTATGACATTCTTATGTATGAAATCGGAGCGCTGGGCGTATTAAAAACGCAGGATGGAATGATGCTTAGTATTTGCGCGCAATACCTAGCCAAAGCAAACTACGCAGATAGCAGGGTGCCACTTGGCGGGGACGTGGTAGATACTGTGCAGGGGCCGCGCTTAAATCCGTGGTGCCGGCGCGCTGATGATTGTAGAGCTGAAGCCACTAAGATAATGAACGCTTACGGGCTGACCGCCAACGCCCGCGTAAGTCTAACCACGCAAACCGTGGCCGCGGTGAGCGGCGCCGCCAAACTTGCCGCTAGGTTTACCAATGCCAAGAAAACGTAAGATTGTTTGCCCCAAGAATATCCCAGGCTATGACCCCGTATCCACCGCGGCGCCGGGGGACTATTACGATAATGAGCGCGCAGAAAATGCGTGTGCGTTTTTCGAGAATCACATAACCCACTACAAGGGCAAGTGGGCGGGTAAACCATTCGCGCTGGAGTCATGGCAGCATTCATTCATATCTAATCTGTTTGGGTGGATGCGTGAGGACGGGACGCGCCGCTACCGTAATGCGTTTGTGGAAATACCACGCAAGAATGGCAAAACCACGATGATGGCGGCCATCGGATTATATTGCCTATTGGCTGACGGCGAGAATGCGCCCGAAGTAGTCATAGCCGCCAGTAGCCGGGACCAGGCCGCGGTGTGCGGTGACACGGCGCGGATGATGGTAAAGAATTCCAAGACGCTGAGCGAATGCGTCGAGGTCATGCGGAACACCATATCGTCTAAAGAAAACGCGGGTCGGTTGGATATAATCAGCAGCGATGCCGCAAATAAGCACGGCAAGAGTTGTAGCACTATTATACTGGATGAGGTCCATACATTTGGACCAGCGGGCGAGGAATTATACAACGCTTTGGTAACGGGCGTGGGCGCGCGCGCGCAACCACTTATATTAAGCATAACGACTGCGGGGCATGACAAGAATTCTTTGTGCTGGAAGTTGCATAATTATGCTGACAATGTACGCAAGGGTATAGTGAAAGACCCCGCATTCCTTCCCGTCATTTGGGGAGCCGAAAAGGAAGACGATTGGCATGATGAAAAGGTGTGGGCGAAATGTAACCCGTCATTAGGCGTGTCAGTCAGTTTAGAATTTCTGCGAGCTGAACACGCTAAAGCGCAAGAGCTGACGGGCTATAGTTCACAGTTCCGCCGGCTGTATTTAAACCAGTGGACCGAAAGCGAAACCCGTTGGATCAGTGCCGAGAGCTGGAACGCTTGCGCGGTGCCTGGCTTGGACATTGAAACGCTGGCGGGTCAAAATCTGTATATCGGAATGGACCTCAGCACCACAACGGACCTCACTTCCATAGCGTGTATATTCACGGATTCGGAAGAAAATGTGACCGTTATTCCTTTCAGTTTCTGCCCCGAAAACGGTATCCGCCGCCGTCAGAAATTAGACCGCGTACCGTATGAGGATTGGCGCGAGCGCGGCCACCTAGAGGCAACAAGCGGGGACGTGGTGGATTATGACGCCATTATAAACACGCTACAACGAATTGCGAAAATAGCCAAGTCTATTATACTGTGCGGGTACGACCCTTGGAATGCGACGATGTTGGCAACTACGTTGCAAAGCCAAGGGTTTAAAATGGTGGAAGTAAGACAGGGTTATAGAACCATGTCGGAGCCGTGTCGCGCGTTAGAGAGTTTAATTTTAAGTGGCAAGCTCATCCACCCGGCAAACGTGGTTTTAGATTTCTGCGTAATGAATACGGTTTTGGAGATTGATAGCGCGGGTAATTGTAAACCGAGCAAAGCGAAAAGTACCGAACGTATAGACGCGTGTAGCGCGTTAGTAACAGCGCTCGCGTGTATGTGTTCAAAGGATGCGGAAAATAATACACCCTCAATATATGAAAGCAACGATTTAAAATGGCTCTAAAAGATTTACTCTTGCGCGCTTTCAAGACGCCGGTGCGGGCTGATTTTGAGGATAATACGAATATCGGCCAGCCTATCGGGCCAAGTATTCAAAGTTATCTAAGCGATTTTAGCACAAGCAATATAACCGTTACGCCTGAGAATGCGATGAGCGCGCCGAGCGTTTACGCTTGCGTTAAATTAATTTCGCAAACTATCGCGCGTATGCCGTGGATGGTGTTGCAAAACGATTACGAAACAGGAACCGCGGAGCCTGATAAAGAACACAGTATTTTTGGGCTACTCAACGTAGAGGCTAACGAAGATATGACGGCCCACACGTGGCGAGAATTGACGGTTTCGGATTTATGTTTATACGGAAATAGCTACAGTTTTATACAGCGCAACGCCGCGGGTGAAGCGGTATCGCTTGAGCATTTACGCCCAGATTATATGTTCATGCAGCGGGACCAATCCAACCAACCCTACTACCAATATTACAGCGGTGTTATTAATAACGATAAGGCAAGCGATTCAGTTAAACAGAGAATGTTTCGCCCGTTCGATATTTTACATTGCCTGACCGCCACGGGCGGTGATGGCATTTTGGGATTAGCTCCCATCGCTGCGATGAGAAATTTAATTGCCCAAGAGATTTCGCTAGAGGAATACGTGGCTAGATTTTTTGCCAACAGTGCAAGGCCAAGCGGTATATTAACGATGCCAGGTACCCTGAGCGCTGAAGCAGCCGGGCGCTTGCGCGAGTCATGGCAGAAACAGCAAGGCGGAGTATTTAACAGCGGGCGCATTGCGGTATTAGAAAACGGCCTTACGTTTAGCCCAGTCTCTACCAACATGGTAGAAAACCAAATGATTGACGTCCGCAAGTATTGCAGGGCGCAAATCTCCAGCGCCTTTGGCGTGCCATCGTTTAAAATTGGCGCCACTGAAAGTATTTCCTACTCGTCACAAGAACAAGGCGAAGCAGCGTTTATCAGTTCCACACTTGCCAACTACGCCAGCATTATTGAGCAGGAAGTAAACCGCAAACTATTTAAGCGTGGTAGTGATTATTATACCCGTATTAACTTTGATGACTTGCAACGCGGTGACCGCGCTAGCCGTTATAGTTCGTATAACATTGGTTTAACTACTGGCCTACTCACGGTCAACGAAGCGCGGGCTTTGGAATCACTTCCAAGTATTGGCGAGAGTGGCGATACCGTTCGCGTACCGCTGAATACTGCAACGCCAGGCGTGGCGCCTGATGGTAAAACGCCGGCGGCGGCTGAACCTGTCCCGCCGGAACAAGGAAGTGAAACCGGGACACAGAGTACGCCACCGCCGGCCACTACCGACAGCGCCCCTGTTATCGCCGATACCGCCCTTAACGGCGCACAAATTGCTAGCATTTTGGAAATTATTGGGAGCGTGTCCACGGGCGTCATGTCAAGCGAAGCCGGCAAGGCGCTTATCCTCGCGGGTTTCCCAGCGCTTGACCCTGCGAAGATTGACACGGTGCTAGCGGGTATTAACCAAACCGCCCCAGCGCCAGCCAAGACGGCGCCCGCAACGCCAGCGCCCGCCGCGCCCGTAGTCGAAGCCAAGGCGCTGGAACTGTTCCTACCGTCCGCACAAGCCGCTATGGCGCGCGCGTGTGAAGCGGAAGCAAAGTACCTAGCGTCATGCCGGACGCCCGCCAAAGTCCAACGCTGGCGCCCTGACGTGGTGCGCCTTGGCGCCGAGTGTTCACCGATATACAAAGGGTTGCTAAGTCTATTGGGCGGTGTGGGTGACGGTGACGGCGCCGCCATTGCCACCGCGTTCGCCGACACCATCGAGCGCGAAGCGCGCGCCCGCAAAGATGATTGGCACACCGTAGGGCATATCGCCACCGCCGAAGCGCTAGCGCGCCGGCTGATTTCCGAAATTATTCAAACAAACCGAAAGGCACCAAATGAAAATTGAAACACGCAAGGAAGTCCAAGTAAAACTAAACGCAAGCAGCGAGCCGCTGCCAGGTGAACCGCTAAAAATCGGAGGTTATGCCGCCAAGTTTGATAATCCATACGACATGGGCGACTGTTACGAAACCCTAGCGGCTGACTGTTTCGACGCCAGCAAGGATAATCCTAGTATTGTTTTGCTTTGGAACCATGATACAAGTAAACCACTTGGACGGGTGAGCGCCGGAAACCTACGGGTGTTCACTGACGCGGTGGGGTTGGGCTTTGAATGTGAACTACTGGACACTCCAAGCGCGCGCGAAGTACACGCCTTGGTAGCCGCTGGAGTTTATAATCAGTGCAGCTTTGGATTTATCTGCGAACAGGAAGTAATGATCCGCGATAAGGGGGCGACGAAACCAACCCGAAAAATTCAACGGGCTAAACTTATGGAATTGAGTCTAGTCTGTTTTCCCGCAAATCCAAACACTGAGGTTTCGGTTAGGGAACTACCCAAACAAAAGCGACGCGTATATTTACCGCCTGAGTTTTGAACTATACTTGCGTAAACTGCAAGTATAGTTATACTGCTACTAATTAAATATTGCCTAGCCGTGGCGCCTGACGCCGCGGCCTAGAGTGGAGCAATGCGGCGCCCTGAGCGTAGCGTAATCCAGCGTACTACTTTTATACTTAATAAATGGGTTTATACCCACAGGAATAATATGAATAAACCACTTGATACAGCATCCGAAGATTACCAAGCAATTTACAGTAAGTACCTTTTGCGCGGCCGCAATATGCTTACTGACGCCGAAACGCGCGCCATTTCCGTTGGCGTTGGCGGCGCTGTAATCGCCGGCGCTTCATGGGCTACGTTCATTGATAACGCCATGACGCAAGACACTTTACTTTCACGCGTCCAGCGCGTTGAAACCACCACTAGCTTTACCCAGCCAGTGCTTACCACAACTAATACTTTGAATACTGGAGTGGCTGAAGCGAGTTTAGGCACAGGTGGCAGTCCACTCTTTACAAAGACTGCGCAAGGCACCGGCACAAGCGTTACGGAATACACGTTTAGCTTGAATAAAGTTACTTCATGGGTCAAGGTTTCAAACGAATTGCTTAACGATTCGCAAGCCGGGCAAGATGTTGAAGCATTCCTTCAACGTGAACTCACTTCAAAAATGATTAATGAAATTAACCGCCAAATGGTTGTAGGCGCCGGTAGCACAGAATGCCAGGGCGTTTACAATTCAGCGCGCAATTACGCCCGCACAGCCGCTACGGGTGTGGCAACTACCAACACGATTAAAGACGTGTTGAGCGCCGCGTGGCTATCAGGCGCAAGCACAGATTCACCTATGGATTATGAAAGCTGGCGCAACAGCGTAGCCGTAGTTAATTCCCGCGCGCTAGGTTCATGGGATTCATCAGCGTACCCCATTTTATTTCCCACAATGAGCGGCGCAATGAAAGAAGGAACGGTATACGAAGGTTTGCCAGTGGTATACCAACGGTTAACCACTAACGCTTCAATCGCCAGCGGTGAGCCGCTAGTTTGTTTCGCCGATTTCACAAAGTATTTACTAGCCACCAACGTTGGCGGGTTCAGCGTAGCGAGATATGACGAAACTTTTGCGGACACAAACCAAACATTATTCGTAGGAAGTGTGCGCGCCGATGGCGCCTTACTGAATGCAGCTGGAGTATTAAACGTTACACGTAGTTAACTTTTCATAGATACCTATCGCCGCGGTAGGTATCACGCTTCGCGTTGAAGCAATGATATTACCGCGGTGTTTGAACTTTTATAAGGAATGAACGAATGGATAATTATAAGACAGTGCTTACCAAAATGGGTGAAGTTTACAGCATGATGCAAAAAATGGTTGAGGCGGCTAACGGATCAGATTCAGGAATGACCGAAGAGCAAGAGAGCCAGTATAATTCGCTCAAAGCGACTTACTCCACACTCGGCGCGCAAAAGGCACGTAACGAGGAATTGATGGGCATGGAGAATACCGCTAAGAATACCCCAGGCGCGCCAGTAGTTCGCGAGTCTGCAAAGGTAATTGACGCGCGCGAAGCACAGTTGAACAAGCAATGGGAAATCCGTAGCACCGAAAGCTACGCCCATGCGTTTGAGCAATATCTTCGCAACGGTGAACACACAGCGCCACAATTTATTAGAGCGTTGGGTGAAGCATCGGGACAGGGTGGTACGGTTATTCCGCCAGTGGAATACGATGCACAGTTGACCGCAAAAATCCAGACGCTTTCGGCTATCCGACAGGTGTCAAAGGTTATGAATTGCGGCAGTTTTCAGCGTAATATCGCAGTTGAAGCTACGCAAATGGTTGCGGGTTGGACTGCGGAAGCTACAGCCCCATCAGAATCCTCACCAACCTACACAGCCGTAACGCTTACACCTAAGCGCTTGGCTGGTTTGTTGAAGGTTTCTAATGAATTGATCGAGGACGCAAACGCCCGCAGTTTCAATATGCAAAGTATTATTGCTGAGCAGGCCGCGCGTATTCTTGCTGAAACTGAAGAGCTTGGTTTTGTTGCTGGAACAGGCGCAAGTAATCAGCCTACTGGCGTTGCAACCAGCGCAACGGTTCCTACGTCAGCTTCAGTAATTACGGGTCCAACTGCTTTGCAACTTATTGCGTTTGCTTACAAGGTTCCGCGACAATACCGCAAGGATGCAGTTATTCTAATGAATGACGCAACAGCCGCGTTTATCCGTGGTTTGCCAAACATTGTTGGCGGTACCGTGAATTACTTTTGGGCAAACTCAAACGACCAAAATGAGCCGGACCGCCTGATGGGTATTCCAGTTTACATTTCGGCGGCGTTTGATTCGTTCGGCGCTAATAAGATTGTGGCCATGTGTGGATCATTTAAGAATAATTGCGTGATTGGTCAGCGCAGTAATTTTGAGATGAAAACTCTTCGTGAGAGGTACGCTGACGCAAACCAAACGGCGTACCTTTTCCAAAATAGAGTGGACATCGCCCTTACCAACGAAGCGCTAGCGTTTGCATATTTGAAGTGTGCGGCCTCTTAATTTCTAGTTTACTTCGGTATATTTGATTTCACCCCCCAAGCGCCTAACCGCGCTTGGGGGATTTCATGGAAAACGTCAAACTCATAAAGGCGGGTAGCACTTTGGCTGAAGTTTTTCCACTCGGAACTATTCTAAATGTCAGCGCCGCCGAAGCCATAGAATTGATTTCTACGGGCGTTTGCGAGCGCGCGGACGAAAGCGACGATTTGCGCAGCGCGACGCAGCTGGCGCCACGCACAGCTACTAGGAAGGGCGTGAAGCGATGAGCCGAAGCAACGCCGCCGCCGCATTATTGTTTCGCCGCAAAGGCGACGGCTCCACGCTGAATTTGGATTTCACAGGTGGCT